TCGATGTTTGACGCAAACCATGCGGATACATCATTGTCCGGAACAAGCTCTGACGGCTTTACGTCTTTGTTCCATACCGCATACACCTTTACTCCCCTTACGCCCTGCACCGACAGAACCTTTTCCTTGTAGTCCGCAATGTTTCCGCCGAAGGACTGCGTTTGCAGGGATTCAAGCACACGCTTTCTGAAAGCTTCCGTCTCTTCTTCGTCCTCGCCCGGCGTTATTAGCTCGCAAAGCTGCGCTCTCGTAAGACCGTTTATGTAGTCTATGGGTATCAGCCTTCCGGAATAGGAATTTGCACCGGCTCCGGCAGTTTCGCACTCTGCCTTGTGGGAAAGTCTGGTCGATGTGTCGTCGGACGTATTCATGCGTCCGGTCACCGTAAAGTTCAAGTCGTCGCAGGAAAAGCGCGTCCCCACCGGCACAGCTGTGTTAAATTCGGCGCGAAACACCGCCTTTGTCGCCGCTTCTGGTGATATGCCTCTGTCGGCTGCTCGGAGGATGAGATATGGTCTTGACGCTGTGGAGATGTATGTTTGCTCACGTTCAAAGCTCAGCGCCGTATACAGCCTTGCAAGCTCTGCCATGGACGGCGCAATGCTGCCGAATACCATCGAGCCCTCGCGCTTGTCAAGTTCGCTGTCTATATTACCCAGAGCCTCTCTCATAAGGCTTTCGTATGTTCTGTCTTCGTAGCTCAAAGGCTGACCTCCGTCCCGGCGGTTATGCCGCCGTAAATTGTTTCTGCCGTAAAGCTTACATATACGGCGTTTATTCTGTCTTCAAAAGTAAAGTTCGTGACGGCGTTTATTCTGTCGTCGGTGCAAAGCGCTTCGGTTATGCGTGATCTGAGTTCGGCTTTGCAGTAATCCCTCGGTTTTCCGATAAGTCCGTGAAGTTCGGTTCCGTAGTTCCTTGAATATATCGGATAAGCGTACCGTTCTGTCGACAGAATCAAAAATATAGTCTGTTTAAGTGCTTCGGCTTTGTCTGCAAAACCGCATATACGCCCTTTTTCAAAGTCGGCTATATAAGTTCTTCCGGTTTGCAAAGACGCCTTTTCAAGGCCGTTTACAGCTTGTGGCACATATGGTATCATGTGATCGCCTCCGCTCTGTCAAGCACGATGTATTTTTGTCCGCCGTCAGAACGTATGAGTATAACCGCCTGACCTTTTTCAAGCGCTGCTTCAAAGGTAAGCTCGGCTGTTGTTCCGTCGGCGTAAATCACCTTTTCGGTGCGCCGCTTTACCGCTCCCGTCAGAATAAGCTGATCGCGGCGCAGCACTAACTTCTGGTCGATTCTGATGTTCAGCGGCTCCGTACTTTCGACCGTTCCGTGCAGTACGCTGACCGGCTTTTCGGCGTGTACCGCTTCAATGGCTGCACGCTTTACGCTTTCGAGGAAGCCTGTCATATCAAGTGACAAATTCACCACCCCTTAATTTCAAATCCATTAGGTGTTGATTTTCCGAAAACTTGTGCGTAACGCTTTCCACCAGCATATAATTTAACACCGATACGTCCCCGAGTTCAAGATTCACAATGACGGACGAGCCGCCTTTTACCCTTATGTCCCCGAGTGCGTCGGAAACGGAAAGATTCCTTGTCACCGAATTATAAAGCGAAAGCAGGGCGTTTGCTTTTGCTTCACCGTTCGCCTGTGTTTTTACGGTGTCGTTGTACTGCAGCACGCCCCACTTGTTTATGTTTTCCGTGTCCTTTGCGATATACACTTTCTTGACTCCCGACTCACTGTCGTCAAGCACGACCTTTATTTGATTGTAGGTTCTGCTGTCGATCGTGCTTTCGTAGGAATAGCCGCCCATCGTGTCGACGTCCAGCAAAAGATCAAGCTTCATGTCTTCGGCGTTTTTCAGCGTAAGCGCACCTTCGTCATCATACAGCACAAACAGTTTTCCGGTGCTCATGAGAGTATCGTCTATCGAGTTCTGTATGACGTCAAACAATGACGTGTCGCTGTCGGAGCGTGAAATGGGAAAGCCTGTGTCTGAAAGCTCTCCGACAGAAAGGCAAAAGTCCTCTGCAATCATTCTCACAAGCTCTCCCGTAGTCTTGCCCTCGTAGTTGTAGGTGTCGCTGTTTTTCAGGTATCTCGTCTGATCGTAGCAAGTCACGTCAATGAGATACGGCGCTGAGGACGAGCGTGACTTTGTAAAGACAAAGCCGTAAAACACGCATTCTCCGTCGATGGTAAGCTTTACAGCGTCCCCCTCCGAGAAGGAAAGCAGCTCATCCTTTACAACGGAAAATTTAAGCTTTCCCGGCGTTCCTTTTCGTGACAGGCTAAGCTCACAGCCCTCTTTCACCGCAGGATAATACAGAGCGTTCCCGTGGGCTATCATTATATCCGCTTTCAAGGCAGTATCAGCTCCATTCCCGGTCTTATTTTGTTAGGATCTGTTATCTTGTCCGAGTTTGCCTCGTAAATTTTGCGGTACTCTGCGCCGTTTCCGTAGTGAGTCCGTGCAATGCTCCAGAGCGTGTCCTTGTCCTTTACTTGATAAACCCCTTTTCCTGCCGGTGCGTTATCCGTCTGTCTGCCGTCCTGCGTCGAGACGGTGCCGGAGTTTATTCTGACAAGCTTTGTGCAAAAGTCCCTATACTGTTTAAGGTTGACCGACACCGAAAGGTCAAGACCGTTTTTCGCAGACTCACTTATGTCGTAGTCCTCAAGGCTGACCCTTGCGTCGGTATTAAACAACGGCTCGTTTCCCGGGGTAGTGCGAAGCACCTTGAACCTAAAGGGACACCGCTCTGTTTTAAGCTTTTCAAAAAGACCGAGATAGTAGTCCGGTCTGTGGTAATCGCCGTCAATATAATGTGCGTCAAGCATGGGAAGCAAGAGATCAAAGTTGTACTCCGTAAGTCCGGGGTACCGAAGAAAGCTGACCTCGCCGTCGTTGGCAAGAGTCAGCGTTTTGTTCTGCCCTTTGACCTTTACCGTAAGCTTTGACGGCGTGACAGGCATAAGCACGTCGTTAAAGTAGAATCTGTACATTATGCGTGCACTCCTTCCGCAGCCACCTCAAGCGCTTCTGCAAAGCCGTTTGTAAAGCGGTTCAGCACGCCGTCGAGATCCATGTCCGAATCGATCCGGTTTGACATACCCGTCATGTCGATACTCACTTTGGCTGTGGTAAAGCGGTTTACCGCCTCACGCTCGGCAATATCACGAAGATACGCAAGATCCTCTTTTTCTTCCTTGACAGCCTTTGCAGTATCTCCCGTGTTCTGTTCGACCGCAGGATCTGAGACCGGTATATAATCATCCTTGCCGTCGTCTGTACCGTCTCCGTTTTCATCCTTGCCGAAATTAAGGAAATCGCCTAAGCCCTTTACCCTCTCGTCTACCCATTTACCTGTGCCGTAGCCTTTGTTAAATGCGTCGGTATAGCTCCAGCGTGAAAGACCCTCCGGCGCATTGCGGTCAAGCGTTACGGCGTTGTCGTTCTTGCCCCAGCCGAGCACTTCACCCTGCAAAGTATCAAGTCCCTCAGTCCACTTTGTGCCGAAGATTGCGTCTATTATCTTTGTCACGACCTTGCCGAGCGACAGAAACCATGAAATGATATTTCCGAGCAGATTCTTTACTGCGTCCCCGAAGCTGTCAAAGCCGCCGTTAAAGACGTTTAAAACCCACTCGACAATTCCGATCACCGGTTCTACAAACCACGTCCACAAAAACTGTATGACGGAGTTTATTACTCCGACAATGATATTCCAGAAGAAAGCGGCTGCACCGAGAATCGAACCGAGTATCATACCGGTTGCGCTGGTCGCTGTTCCTTTCACCTTGTTGATGTGTGCTATAACAGCGTAAATGATTGCAATCAAGGCTATGACCGCAAGTATTATCCACGTTATGGGACAAGCTAAAAGTGCGGTATTGAGTCCCCACTGTGCAGCTGTTTCGGCTGCTGTTGCGCTTGTGGACGCAAGCGTTGCGCTTGTTTTGGCAGCTTTGATGCTTGATGCGATCAGATCTGCTGCGGCTGTTATGCCCGTCCAAAAGGCGTTTGCCATCAGTACAGCGTTGTATAATAGGAACGCCGTAGCAACGCCCATAACGATCGGCGCTATCACCGACCAGTTATTCTGCATGAATGTACCGACGCTGCACACGATGTCAAACAGTCCAAGCGCCGCATTTGCCGCCAAGGTAAATCCGTTTGCCAGATTTGTAAGTGTGCTCTGCACTTTCGGGTCATTTGCCATTGAATTTATTTTGTCAAGCACCGGCTGAAGCTTGCCAATAGCAGTATTCTTCATGCCCGTCCACACCTGACTCCAAGTCATGGGCATATTCTCAAATTCCTTGTCTACATCTTCGGCTGCGTCAAACATTGCGTTCTTGACAATATCTGCCGTGATCTGCCCCTCCTGCGCCATGTCCCGGATCTTGCCGATCGGAACGCCGATGTAATCCGCAATGGACTGTATGACATTCGGCGCCGTTTCAAACACGGCGTTCAGTTCTTCTCCGCGCAGTACGCCCGAACCGAGTGCCTGTGTAAGCTGCAAGGAAGCGGATGATATTTCCTGCTGTGAAGCTCCTGCTATAACAAACATCTTGTTCAGCGTTTCCGCAAAAGCAATTGTTTCGTCATTTGAACGGAACGTGCCTTTCGCTCTTTGCCCAAGCTTTGCCACAACATCGGCAGTTGCCATATAATCCGTTCGGGAACGCTGTGCGGAATCAAAGATTTTTTGCTGGAGTTCCTCTGTCGTCTGGAGTCCATCGTTCATGATATTCAGCCTTGCGGTTGTTTGCGTCATAGAATCGGATAAACCGACGATCGCTTTTACCCCTTGTACCCCTGCATAAGCTGCGACAAAAGACGCGATTTTCCCATATAGCTTATCCGCGAAGCCACCGCCATCCTTGATACTTTTGTTAAAGTTATCCTGTCCGTCCTTTGCGGAGTTTTCCTTCGTGCGGACATTGTCATACTTCCTCGCAAGCGTATCAAGTTCGGTATTTGCTCCAACAATTGCGCTTCTTGCCTGCGTGATGCTTTCCGCGTCAATCGCGTTTTTGGAGGTTCTCTGCACCTGCTCAAAGCAGTTCAGCGTCATATCCAGTGCCGAGGTAATTCTCTTGAGGACGGCGCTCATGCCGTCATTCAGTACAAGCTGTGATTTGATTGTCGCCGTTTTCCTCACCCCTTCTTAATGCCAAGACCCCGCCATTTAAGACGGGATCTCAATGGTGCTTGTGGGACTTGCTCTTTAGTTCCGCCTCCTGCTTTTTCTCCGATTCGCACCGGAGGTCAATTGCCGCACGGACAAAGGCTTTTTCCTGCACTGACAGATTCAAATAGACTGACGGCGGCCAGTGGAACTTGTGCAGGCAATAGTACACAAAGTTCGCATCCGGATCGCCGTCCTCGATTAGTTTTTTGCTTCTTTGGTGAGTTCCTCGTCACTGCGGAAGCCATTGATTTCAAACACCTTTGCAACATAGTCGTCGAATTCTCCGCCGATCAGCATTGCCGCAATCAGACTCGGTGCGGAAAGAACGCCCCAACTGTTCTGAAGCTCTGCGTCATTCAGATCGGGGAAAACTGTACATTTCGCACATACCTCCGACTGGAATCGGGTTGTGTCAAACTGCTGCGTGAACTGATTGCGCTTGCCTGGGACGGGGACATTTCGGATACTGGAATTACGGATTTTTGCATATTCCTCGGCGGAAATACATCCGATCTCCCATTCAACAGGCTTGCCTTTATCATCGGTGAAACGCTTTGACGCAATGAATTTTACGTTTTCAATCTGCTTTACATTTGGTTTGAGAAATGCGGAAAGATTACTGGACATTGTGTTACTCCTTTACATATACGACGGATTCTTGAATTTTGCCGGACGTTCAATGCTCTCGCAAAAGCCGCTGATCTCCTGCTCAATAAAGTCCTCACCCGACTTTGCGGCAGACAGCAGTACATCCCCGTCAAGAATACAGTTGTTATAGATTTTCGTACTTCTTCCGACGCTTGACGCAGGGTCCTCATTGGTAACCTTGATGTCAAAGGTCGGCATGGTGCCTGTTTTGATTAACTTGTCCACAAGATCATCAAACAGCTCGGTACACTTGTAAATGGTCATGGAAAAGGAGAGAGAAACACTTGTCGGGCGATGACCAACCACCATGCAGCCAAGACGTTCCACCTCGGTCGTAGAAACACTCGCTTTCCCCTCAAAGTCCTTGCACTGCAAAACGGAAAACCGCTTGCCCCCAAGCGTGACAAACACCTCGGCAAACTTCGCAAGAACCGCGTCATTTGTATTCATAGCTTCATCAAACATTCTTTTTTTTCCTCCGTTACGAAATGACAACGCTCATGTAAAGCTGTTCCATGGCGTTCACGATGTTCAGACCTGCGATGTTCAGCACAACAGCTTTCTTTGTGTCGCCGGCAGAAACCGAAACAATGTCAGGCTCAAAATTCTGAATCGCACGCTTTTCGGCAAGGGATTTAAGCAGCTTGACCGCATCGTTCCACAGACTTTCTCTGCCGGATTCGTCGTTCGGAACTTTGCCGCTATACTGATTACCGAACAGTGCCGCAAGGTCTGTTGCAATCTGATCGCAGACACGAATGGTCTGATTGCTCTTGAAGTCCTCGCCTTTTTCTGCCGTGACGGTAGTAAGAGAGTTGATGTCACGCAGTACACGGATTTCGTCCCCGACCTTGTGAAATACTACCTTTCCGGTAAAAATTGCTTCTTCAAGCTCCGATTCAAGCGTGATTGGAGAAGCATCAATTTCACCGTCATACGCGAAGTTCGTCAGTGTATCATTGACCGCAACACCTGCCTGTGCGCCTGTCATCCAGTAGGTGCGTTCGTCAAGCAACCCATCCACCGACAAAAAACCAACCGCGTCCGGATAACCAATGCGGATAATGCCCTCATAATCGGGAGAAGTTCCCGAATATCCCGACATAACCGTCTGGAATTTAATTCCTCGTTCGTCGCGCATCCGTTTCGTAAATGCTGTAAACAGGCTAAGCGTTGTGGAGTCACTTAGAACGGGACAGCAAAGCGCGTTGAAAGAATACATTTCAACCGCATTCAGAAACTTTTGATAGCTGTCTCCGGAAAGCGTTGCATCCTTTCCGCCCGTAAGCACTGTTCCTGCCGTTGCCGCAAGAGTGCTCGTGGTCTTGAAGCTGACAAAGTCATTGTCAACAAGTCCGGTTGTCGCACTCACGGTCTGCGTATCAACACACTTTGCACCGAGGTACGTTGCAACATCGAACTTTTCGCTGTCGTCTACGTTTGCCTGAATAACGATTTTGAGGTCATTTCCACGCACACCGGGATATTTTGCGTCTGCATACGTACACGCTGCTTTTGCTGACTGTTCAGATACCTGTGCCGAGCTTCCAGCACCCAAACGATAGCAGTAGCAAACTGTTGCGTGCTTGAACAGTTCCCGCAGACACACCAGGTTTGCGTGTGTGTAGTCATAGCCGAACAGCGTCAAGCTGTTTTTGAAAAATTCTTCTGCCGTTACTTTTACGACGGTGTTTTCCACACCCCATGAGAGCGCAAAAGGAGCGGCAGCCACACCGCGCTCCGAAAGTGCTGCGCTTGCCTTTGCAAGACTTGTGAAATTGATATATGTTCCGGGAAGTGCCTTGTTCTGCGCTTCCCATGTTCCTGCACCAAGTGACATAAGTTACACCCTGCCTTTCAAATAGGTTTCGATTTGTTCATCAGCCTGCGAAAGGGTAAGAGCTTCACCGTCTTTCAGCAGTGCCGTCAAAAGGTCACGCTTGTGCGCATACCGTTTTGAATGAATCAGTTGTTCTTTTGTGAATGTCGGTTCGGATTCTTCCGTTACCGTAGTCTTTTTTGCCATGATTATTCCTTTCCCTCAATCGAGAGGACTTCCATTTCGTCCGCTTGGGAAGATACATAAGTAAAGCCACGCACCGTGACGGACACATGAAGAAGTCCGTCCACAATGCTTGCGCTGATACTGTCACCGTGAAGCACTGTTCCGTCAGAAGCCGTCATGCTCGGCAGAATCCGAAACAGTATTTCTGAAACCCTGCGGCAGTCTTCACGGGGTTTTGTGTGCGGCGGATAATACACGCAGTCGAGTATATAGGACTTTTTGCACCGTGAGCCAATTTCCGACGAGGTGTCCATGTTCGGCATGATCAAACAGAAGTCCCCTGCACATAGTTCCATTTCCACGTCCTCCGAATAGATATGAGCCTGTGGAAATGCGTTGTGGATTGCAAGACTTACGGTATTAAAGGCGGTGTTTGCGTCAATCTTTCCCATTCATAACCTCCCGAAGCTTGTCCTCTAACATCTTCTGAATGATTGCAGGGGACTCGTTTTTCAGCTTTTCCTCCGAAATCGTAAGCATATATTTCCCAGGGACAAAACCGCGATTTTCTCCGTCAATCATTATTCTGTGCCCGAATTCCACATACGACGCATACTCCGTCGGATTGTAAATAGCACAGCGATATTCACCGCCACGCTTTACAACGTTGATTTCATTTCCGCCGCTTGTTCCGGCTCTCCATGATCTGTGGAGTAATCCCGTTTTTTTAGGCGTTTTCGGTATGACAAGTGCAAGGAGCATTGCCGCAAGCTTTTTGCTGATTTCAACGCATAAAGCGTCAGCGTCGACTTCCTCAAATTTTTCAAGACTGCGTTTGAGTGCCTTTAGCTGCTCAAAATCCGCATTTCCCCACTTTGCCATACTTCATGCCCACCTTTGCTCTAAGACCAGTGCAATTTCCTTGTGATTGCTGTAAACGCTCGGAACACCGGCACAGCAGTACCTTGTTGTCACGCCGTCCCTTGTTACCCGAACAACGCTGCCGCTCGGAACGGAAAGCGCACGATCGCAAAACAGTGTGATGGACTGTGAAACGCCCGGTGCAAGATCACTTTCCGATACACTCGGCGCACTTTCCACACAAAGAAAGCACGGATTATCCGTAGACAGGACTTTTTCCGTGCTTTCCGTTATTCCGTTTTGCTGGTTTACTGCCTTTTCCGAAATGAGAATGTCGCACCGCAAGGTCCACAATCGTTTCAAAGCTTTCCTTACCATAGCACCCTCCGAAACCGTGCAATGACGGCAGGCGAGGGCGTACAAAGGGAATCAATGCACTCCGAAAACTTTTGCTTTGCGGACTTTTCCGAAGCGTAGGTAATGCTCGTTTTGCCCTCCGTGATGCTCTTGACCTCGTCGGAAAACCCGAACGTTTCGTCAAGCGCACCCGAAAGCAGCTTGTCACGAAGGAATGCCCCTGCCGTCATGTCTGTCAGTGTATAGAAAAGCTCCTCTGGCAGTTCCGATTCGTTCAGAAGCTGCTTTAACTCCTCTGACGCGCGATCTGCACATAAGAGAAGCTGATTGCTGTCAGATGCCTGTACCGTGTACCCAAGGGCAGAAAGCCTTTGCAGGACGCTTTCCTGTACGTCCATAAGCCTTAACCTCTGGAAATGATTCTTGCGATCGGAATTGCCTTGTGGTTGATGTAGCTGCGGTTTGTGGCAGTGCTTTCACCGGAATGCACAAGACTCCAGTTTGCGCCGTTCTTGAGTTCTGCATCAGTAGGGGAGTTGGAAGCCTGATTGGACTTTTCGTAAGAAATACCAAACGGCGCAAAGCACTTTCTCTGACGCATATACAGCGTTTCCTCACCGCCGTTGGTCTTTTCATCAACCGCCATGGAAAACGGCTTCTTCGCCCCGACATCCTCGTAGGAAAGAGCACCTTCGCCGAGAACATAGGTCACATACTTGTTGCCGGCGATGATATAGTCGTTTGCCGCAAGTGTTTTTGTGCCGAAGTAGTTCGACA